GGATGGTTTATTCCCGTTTCTAGAGATGAATGGTGATATATTATGTTCACCTGGTTATCAACCCTCTGGGAAGTATGGTACGGCAGAAGATAATTCATTGAAAGGTGTTATCTTGTTGATGTATTTTTGGTATTCAACTATACATACACAAGATCTCGATTTCTTTGATTATGTGAAACCTAAGACTTATGGAGATGATCTCTTAGCTGCAGTAAAGGATGAGGTTAAAGAGTTTTTTAACAACGTCACTTACGCCGAGTTCGTCGAACGAGTTTATGGTATGACATATACTACTGCTTCCAAAACTTCTGATTTGCTACCATTTGTCAAATCTGAGGATATGACATTTAAAACGTCATTTCGTCTTTCATGACGAACTGAAACGTGTTGTAGCTCCGCTTGATACGAGTTCTCTTTTTAGAACTCTTCAGTGGTGGAGCCCTTCTAAATTTGTTAATGAACAAGAACAAATGATTTCAATGCTTGATTCCGTGTTGAGAGAGTCTATCTTTCACTTAGATCAAGAAAAATTCAACATGTTCCGATCCGACCTAGTAAATGTGTTTTCTAGACATTTTGAGGTTGATATCGAAGTCGTTGAGACGTTATTTTCGACTTATGAGAAGCATATCCATGGCCTCTCATTATAGAATTGTAGTGTCCTTATGCCCTAATACACAAGGTTGTCCAGGGGGGAAGACGACTCACTAAAGTATGACTTGCATTCACATAGCATCTGGTTGCATGTAGTGTTTGTATAGCTATTTAGGTAGAACGCGTGTGAAAGGTCTGCGTTTAATAAGTTGATCAGCTAACCAGCTGTGTTGTGGAGTGATGTGTCCCGCACGGTTTATAAATTGCATTGCTAAGTCGTATTTAGCCCACCTTCGAGAATTGAAGCAAATGTTCTTAGATGAGCAGAAAACTCTTGATTTAGAGCTGCAGGGAATGAAGTACCCGCTTAATATGCTCAATTCAAGAATGTTGAAGAAATTGCCTCAGTATATCTCAGATCCTTCCTTCCGACATGAAACTCAACGTTTTATTAGGGCGAGGTCCCGGTTTGCATCCTTGCAATATTCTATTGATCGCATCAATAGTGCCATTGCTTTGCGTATGCAAAGGGGGGATATTCATTCTGAATCTTGTTGTCTTGGTAGTGATTTGATGGAAAATCGGGTTGATCCTGAAATTCCCGATATTACAGTCATTCATCAGGATATCAGTTTGCGGCAGATGGATA